AAATTTAATTAAAAATGGAAGAAATTCAATATCTTAAAAAGAAAAATGAAATCTTAGTTAAGATGCTTGGAATAAGAGTACAACAACTCGAAATGACAAGGGATCTTCTTATCCGGCTCTTACCGCATTTAGGGAATCTTGCCCCACAAGTGGAAGATTATCTCATAGACTTAAACGAAGCATTGAAAAGCCATGAATGAAAGATTGTATGTTGTGATTGAAGATCGCAAAAATGGAATAAGGCGGGAAATCGCCTGTGGTTCATTGGAAGACTGCCAAGATGAAAAGATTGCTTTTGATAGAAAGCATTCTGAATTCATCCACTTCATTACCACCCAAGAATGGTGGGAAACAAAAGGTAAATTTGAACATTAAAATTGAAGAAATGCTAATTGATTATTCACGTGGCAGACTTGACGAGATGAAAGAGTTTGCAAAGGAAAATGGATTGTCTGAACAGTTGGATGAAGTCTTAAAAAACCTTACCAAATGGGAAGATTGGTATTATAAACGTGAAATGCTCGAGATTCCTATAACATTAGTTTTCAGCGACCATGCTCCACTAAGTTTATATTTTGAACGGACTGTTGATTCAAAATTCATAGGGAATGGTGGTGTAATATTCCACGGGCCACATGATGGATATGGAAATGGAGGAGCACCTACATTTTCTGTCAGTTTATCTTCCGAAAAGAAGGTTGGTTGGTCAATTCATACTTAACGACACCAAAATAATGGTGAAAGTGATCCACTTGTCCGGATTAAATCAAATATTATGAAAAAGTAAGAAAAATAAAATTTTATTGTTGACCGGTTATGGGCAGGTATTGACCTGCCCTATTTCTATTCTTTATAAACTCTGAAATGGAATTCAAAATTGAATTCTTAGGTTCGATTCCTAAGCTGAGTACAAAATTCAATTATTAATTAAAAATTAAAAACATGATTAAAATCGAATCAAAAAAAGACGGAAATGATTACAGCTATTTTGTTGTATTCACAATTGACCTGAGTCCAGACAATGAAAAAGCAAAAGAATTCCTCAGAAGGAAAGATTTGTACGACAAACCAGTTCGCCCGGATATTCCGTTAGTCGAAGGATTTCGTACAAAGACTTGTATGAAAGTCTGGGTTGAAGAAAACTACTCAATGTTCAAAACAGTTTATATGTTGAAACCAATTAGTTAAAAATTAAAAAAGAAAATGAAAAAGAAAATTAAAATCTGGAAATTCCCTTGTTCTGCCATTGTAAAAAATGACAAAGGAGAGTTAATGGTAAGTGTGGCAACACAGGTTTATCAAATTGGAATTTATGCTTGCGCATCACATTTAAATTCACACGGGCAGCATAGTTTTACACCAGCTCAAGCTGTGAAATACATGAAATCTTTTGAGCAATCTAATCTTTTACCGGGATACACTTCTAAAATGGGCAGAGAAATTACTGTCACAATTGACGAAAATGGATTCTATAAAAAAATAGAAGTATGAAAAGGCTATTTAAAAGTATCAAAAAGGAATGGAACGAATACTGTTTCTTTTGTTTCTATAAAAATCAGAACTTTGCTGATGAAGGTCTGAAATATCGTGTGAAAGCTACATGGTGGGGGTTCATTAAAGCAGAAATTCATGATTTTTTAATTAATCCCAATGCTTTTAAAGCATTACTCTGCAAATGGACCGGAAAACATAATTATGAAATGGAAAGTGGTGGGGATGCTGAAAGTGGGCCTATCACTTATTTCTGGTGTACAAGGTGTGGTCACAGTGGTAGAAACTTTGGAATGTAAAAGTATGAAAAAATTAATTAAATTAGTCGTGGCATTGTGGCGAAATAATCCAATAATCGCCCAGTTCATAAAAGACTTTGTGTTCTACATTGTTCTGTTAGGTGTCTTTTTAATTTTTTGGATTCTTTGGGATTATCAAAAATAAACAAAATTAAAAATAGAAAAACATGAAATGGATTACAAAAACCTACTATGATGATTTACAATTATTTCACAAGTTAGGATTAAAACCGTTTGAAACGGATGATCAGAAAGAATTATTTATTGGTATATACAAAACACCATATAATGAGGCTGGAGATACTGGAAAAGTAAAAATATCAGTTACTTGTATGCCTGCACAATTTTGGCATTTTGAGGTAGAAACTGCTGACGGTAAAAAATATGATATTAGAACCGGATCAGGTTCTTTATCAGATTATTGGAAAAGTGTTATTCATGTAGCA